AGTTCCGCATACAATAGACCAATCAAACTATTTGACCAGTGTGTCACACAAATACTAGATGAGAGATACGGTGGTACAGTCCGCGACCGTAGTAATCAGAAAGGTGGCACCAAGGTTTATACCAAACCCCAACATCCCGATGTCATGTGGATAACGCTTGACTGAACCCCTGAGTTTTTATATAATACGTACATGAAATTTTATACCAATGTGTCCCGATTTGGGAACAAAATACTTTATCGTGGGTACGAGAACGGCCAGCGCGTCGAAGAACGTATTCCCTTCAATCCTGTTCTATTTGTTGAGTCGACCAAGGCGACCGGTAAGTACAAAACTTTGTATGGTGTGCCCTGCGAACCAATTCAACTGGGTTCGATGAGTGAGGCAAAAGACTTTGTCGCGCAGTATCGTGACGTACCCAACTTCAAGGTGCACGGTAACACGAACTATGTCTCGCAGTTCTTGTCCAACCGATTCCCCTACGATGTCAAGTTTGACCCCGACATGGTGGACATCCTCTATATGGATATCGAGGTGGCGTCTGACCAAGGATTCCCCGACCCCGAAGAGGCAAAGCATCCGGTCATCTCAATCTGTGTCAAGTCCAGTAAATCTTCCAACTATATCGTCTGGGGTATGGGTGACTATGTCGCACCGGATAATGTCACGTACTTCAAGGTCAAGGATGAGATATCTCTTCTGAACTCTTTCCTTGGATGGTGGGAAGGTAACACACCAGACATCGTCACGGGTTGGAACTCTCGCCTGTTCGATATGACCTACCTCGTGCACCGAATTCAGGGTCTCATGGGTAGTGAAAGTTACAAACGTCTCTCTCCGTGGAAACTGGCGCGCCCTAGAACCATTCCTACGCTGGGAGGGCGCGAACAGACCGCATGGGAACTAGAAGGCATCACACAACTCGATTATCTCGATTTGTTCAAGAAGTTTACCCTGAACACCTACGGTCAACAAGAATCCTATAAGTTGGACAACATCGCACACGTCGTTCTGGGTGAACGCAAACTATCCTATGAAGAGTATGGTTCACTGCACTCACTGTACAAACACGACTATCAGAAGTTTATTGACTATAACGTAAAAGACGTGGCACTGGTCGAACAACTCGAAGAGAAGATTGGTATCATCTCACTGGTCATGACAATGTCATATGGTGCGAAGACCAATCTGGTTGATGCACTGGGAACCACCGCAATCTGGGACACCATCATTTACAACGAACTGTTGCAGGACAACATCGTCATTCCACCGAAGCCTGGGATTGACCATGACGCCGGTAAGATTGTGGGTGGGTATGTCAAAGACCCAATGGTTGGTGCACATGACTGGGTAGTGTCGTTCGACCTTAACTCTCTGTATCCTAACATCATTGTGCAGTACAATATGTCACCCGAAACTCTACAATATGACGAATATGAGGATACTTCGAAGTGTGCCAACGGCGCAAGGTTTCGAAAAGACTTCGAGGGTATCATGCCGCGAGTCATTAAGAAGTTCTCTGCAAACCGCACAAAGATTAAGAAACAGATGATTGAGGCGAAACAAGAGTACGAGAAGAACCCGTCTCGCAAACTGGAGAACCTCATCGCAAACCTTGACAACCAACAGATGGGTATCAAGATTCTAATGAACTCTCTCTATGGTGCACTCGCGAACAAGTGGTTTCGTTACTTTGACCATCGCATCGCCGAGGGTGTGACTCTGTCGGGTCAACGTGCAATTAAGACCGCAGAGAAGGCCGTGAACGATGAGATGAACAATCTTCTCAAAACAAATGATGACTATGTAATTGCGATTGATACCGACTCAGTCTATATCAACATGGCGCCACTGGTCGAGAAGTTCAACCCGAAAGACCCCGTGAAGTTTCTTGACAAAATCTGCGATGAACACTTCGAGAAGGTCATTGCGAGAGCATACGATAACCTTGCTCATGACACTAACGCCTATGAAAACCGCATGGTAATGAAACGAGAGGCGATTGCTGACCGTGGTATCTGGATGGCGAAGAAGCGTTACATTTTGAATGTACATAACAACGAAGGTGTACAATATGCAACACCCAAGTTGAAGATGATGGGTATCGAGGCCATCAAGAGTTCGACCCCACAGATTGTCCGCGAGAAGTTTAAGGAAGTCTTTCGGGTCATCATACAAGGCACCGAATCCGACACACAACGGTTCATTTCCGACTTTAAGACCGAATTCAGTAACCTTATGCCTGAACAGATTGCGTTCCCTCGTGGCATCTCTGACCTTAACAAGTGGTCAGACCGTGACACCATATATAAGAAGTCGACGCCCATTCATGTGCGAGGTGCGTTACTCTACAATCACCATATCAAGAAGGCAGACCTGCAGGACAAGTACGAACTCATTCAGGATGGTGAGAAGGTCAAGTTCATCTACCTCAAAGTCCCCAATCAGATTCGTGAGAACATCGTCTCGTTTCCAATGGGTCTCCCCAAGGAACTGGGGTTGCATTCTCGTATAGATTATGGTAAGATGTTTGATAAAACATTCCTTGACCCACTGACGCCCATTCTGGATGCAGTCGGATGGCGTGCCGAGGATGAGATAAACCTTGAGGACTTTTTCGTATGAATCTAGACCACCTGATATGGCCTAAAGATGGTTGGGGGTATATGCCTCCCCAAGACGATGTCTATGCGGCATTTCGTTATGTACAAGAACACTACAAACCCGAATCTATCTTTGAGATTGGATTCTGTTGGGGACACTCAACGACATACCAACTTGAGATTATGCCACAGGCAAAGATAACGACATGCGGCCCAATCGATGAACGTATGAGTAGAGAGAATCCAGACCCCAAACAGAGACTTGCCTGTATCGAAACGATGGAGAAAGTTTATGGGGAAAGGTTCCAACACCTGCAGGGTAAGACCTATATTCTGCAACACACCTTGATTGACACCATGCACCGACGTTTTGATTATGGATTGATTGATGGTGCACACGATAAAACATCGGTTGAAATTGACGCAACTTTATGTCAAGATATGCATGTCCCTGTAGTTTTGGTGGACAACTGGGATCAACCACAGGTTCGGAATACGTTGTTAAAATATTCTGATTACAAAGAAGTGAAAGTATTTGATTATGAACAGACGTGGAAAGGTAAGTACCGCGTCAACCAGATGGGACTATGTACTCTCTAACACTATTCAAAAATCGTTATGACAACAAGACACACAAAACTATGTCATTTGAGACATGGGATGAGTTTGTGTCTTTGTTGTTTATGTTATCAAAGAAACCGGACACCAAGGCAACCGCACCCCTAATCAGTCCGGCAACCTATGAAGAAGGAACAACGCGGAGTAATAAGAATGTTAAGTTGTGGGGAAAGTGGGCTGCAGTTGATGTGGACGACATTGATATCACTGCAGATGAATTACGGGAAACTCTTCTTGAGCGGTTTGGTCATTGGTCTTTCGTTTGTTATAGTACTGCGTCTTCTACCGTGGATAGACCGAAGTTCAGACTTGTATTCGACCTTATGGAGGTTGTACATAAAGATATCATCCCCAAGTTCTGGTACGCACTCAATACCGAACTCGATTCAATCGGAGACCGACAAACTAAAGACCTTAGCAGAATGTACTATGTACCTGCAGAATACGATGGCGCTCACAATTTTATTTTCCGTAATTCAGGTCGTCCTATTGATGTTGATTATCTGGTTGTAAAACATCCCTACAAAGAAAAGGAAGGTAAGAACTTTCTAGATAGACTGCCCGACGATTTGCAGAAGGCAGTCATCGAACATCGCAAGGGTCAGATGGAGAATACGAATTACACATGGACTAGTTACCGTGACTGTCCGTTCTTTCCCAAGCGTCTGGCAATTGAGTATAAATCTATATCAGAAACAGGTTGGTATCACAAGATGTATCAAATCATGGTTGCAACTGCCGGTAGTGCAATCAAGAAAGGGTATCCAATCACCGCACGTGAAATTGCTGAGATGTGTCGGCAACTTGACATTGATACCGGAAATTGGTATACTAGCCGTCCGTTAGAAGTAGAAGCGGATAGAGCAGTAGAATATGCATATCGTAACAACTAGGAGTTATTATGTCTGAAGAAGAAATCGTCGACGCGGAAGTAGTCGAGGAACAACCCAGAGGCCCATTACGGGTTGCTGTTATTGGTGGTGAAGACAATCCACTGGCAAAAGCAACGTATCATGCCTTTGACGTACCAAAAGGTGTAGAGACAAGTCTGTTCTCTGTCGACCAAATCGACGATGCAGTTGCTATTACACCAAACGTGGTGTTCTGGTGTGAACCCATTGATATCAAAAAGAATGATATGTTGGAAGACTCTGACATTATCGCTGGTATTCAAAAGTTGGTTAGAACTGCTCATTCGGGTATCTGTATTCGTTCTACAATCAACATCGAAACACACGACCGTCTTGTCATGGCACTTCAGAAAGAAGTCTTTGATGCGAAGATTGTCTACATGCCTAATATGTCTGACAGTTCAAACATCAATGATATCATTCGGTCTCGTTTGGTAGTCGGTGGTGCACAAGAGGCACTTCAAGCACACGTGAATGTCATGCGTGGTGCATCATGGTATGACACATCTTCGATTATTGGTGGTACCGTTGCAGAAGTTGTCTATGCCAAATTGACAGTCGCCGGTTACAATATGATTCGTCAAAAATACTTTGATGAAATCCATGAAGCGGTTCTGGATATGAAGGGTGCGAATCCTATGGTGGTTAATAAAATGACGACTTCCATTCTGGGTGAAGATGTGGTACCATCATATGTGAACCAGAGTGATGTCTATGCGTCTCGTGTATTTGCGGGTGCAACGGACAAACTCACCTTGATTGAATCCTGTTTGGAGAAATAATATGTCGCTAATGGCGAAACTTAAAAAGAACTCGAAGGTAGTCGGTACTGCGATACTCGAAGACTCAGAGTTCTTTCAAGAGAAAGAGATAACACGCATCGATGTACCCATGATGAATGTTGCTCTTTCGGGGCGTTTGGATGGCGGTCTCGCCTCAGGTCTGACCGTACTTGCGGGGCCATCGAAACATTTCAAGACTTCATTTGCCTTGAAGATGGCCGCCGCCTTTTTAGAATCTGACCCCGAAGCAATCATGTTGTTCTATGATTCGGAGTTCGGTTCGCCCCAACAATACTTCACAAACTTTGGCATCGATACGAGTCGTGTACTCCACACTCCAATCACCAATGTCGAGGAACTGAAGTTCGATCTCATCAATCAACTTGAAGAGATTTCACCTGAAGATAAAGTCATCATTGTAATTGACTCTATCGGTAACCTTGCATCCAAGAAAGAACTCGAAGATGCAATCAACGAAAAATCTGTCGCAGACATGTCTCGTGCAAAAGCACTGAAGGGTC